ACCTGACACAAGCGCGCACTCGATCACACGTCCAAGAGGTTCACGATGTCCTTGCATTCCGCGCGGCATCCACACAAACGCGTCTCCGTCCGCCTCGTCGCCGAGGGCGGTCGGCAGGTGAAGGCCGAGTTCCAGGGCGTGGGCGACGCGGGCGAGAGCAACTTCAGGCGGATCGAGCGGCAGGCCGATGTCACCGGCGCGGTGGTGCGCCGGGTCGTGGGCATTCTTGGTGCGGCGATCAGCACCCGCCAGCTCGTCGCCTATGCCGATACCTGGACCGACCTGCGCTCGCGGGTCGATCTGGCCACCGGCTCGCAGGAAGCGGGCGCAGCCGTCATGGACCGGCTCGCTGCCATGGCGCGCCGGACCTATTCGAGCCTCGGGCAGACCACCGAATCCTGGCTCGCCAACGCCACGGCGCTGCGCGAACTGGGGCTGACGACGGCGGAATCGCTGGATTTCACCGAGGCGCTGAACAACGCCATGGTCGTCTCGGGCGCGCGAGCGGAGCGCGCGGCTTCGGTGCAGAGCGCACTTTCCAAGGCCATGGCCCTCGGCCGGCTGTCGGGGCAGGATCTGAACACCGTAATCGCCAGCGGCGGACGGGTGGCGGAGCTGCTGGCAGCGGAGCTGGGCGTCAACGTCAACCAGCTGCGTGCTCTCGGCGCGCAGGGGGCGATCACCGGCGAGGTGATCCGCAATGCGCTGATCGGCAATCTCGAACTGCTGCGCGAGGAAGCCGACAGCATGCCAGCGACCATCGGCGATGCCTTCACGCTGATCGGCAACGCCGCCCTGCAACTGGTCGGGACCTGGGATCAGATGGCGGGCGCTTCCTCGACGGTGGCCGAGGGGCTGATCCTGCTGGCCGACAATCTGGAGAGGCTCGCAGCGATCGGCATCGCCTTCGCGGCTTTCATGGCCGGGCGCTGGGTCGCGGCGTTCGTCGCCGCCCGTGTCGCGACCTTCAGCCTGTCGGGTGCGCTGACGCTGTTGCGCGGCGCCATCATCCGCACGGGGATCGGCGCACTGATCGTCGGCGCGGGCGAATTGATCTACTGGTTCGGCCAGCTCGTGAAGGGCGCGGGCGGCTTCGGCGCGGCACTCGAGCTGATGGGCAATGTGGCGCGTGCCGTCTGGGACGGGATCAAGGCCGCGCTCGGCTCCTTCGTGGACGACTTCCGCGCCCTGCGCGCCGATATCGAGGCGATCTGGCTGCGGCTGATGGCCTTCCTGTCGAACAAATGGGCAGATTTCCTTGGCACCATCGGACCGACATTCAATGCGGTCGCCGAGACGATCGGTGCCGACGCGCGGATCGACTGGTTCGGGGCGCAGTCTTATGCCTCGATGCTCGATCACGCCGCCAGCAATGCCGGCGCGATGGCCGACCGCTACCGCCGGCGCGCGGCCGAGACCAGGGCCGGAGCCTTCGATGGTGTGGGCGCGGCTATGCAGGCGCTGCGCGATGCACTGAGCGGCGGGGACGCCGAGAACCCGCTGGACGAGGCCGCCACATCGGCGGACCGGGTGACGGCGGCTCTGAACGATGCCACGACCGCTGCCGGTCGTGCCGGAGCCGCCGGGCGCAGTGCCGGCGAGCAGACGAAGGCTGGGGCCGAGGCTGCCGCGACCGGATGGGCGGCAGTGAGCCAGACCCTGGCCGACTATGCCACGAAGGCGCGAGAGATCGGCGGCGACATCGGCAACGCCCTGGTCGGAGCGTTCCGCAGCGCCGAGAACGCGATCGGCGAGTTCGTGAAGACCGGCAAGCTGAAGTTCGGCGACCTGGTCACCTCGCTGATCGCCGATCTGGCGAAGCTCGCAGCCCGGCGTTTCATCCTCGGCCCGCTGGCAGGCGTGCTTTCCGGTGTTTTGGGCAATCTCGGCGGCGGGATCTTCGCCAACATCCTGCACGCCGGCGGCATGGTCGGTTCTGCGGGACCGGGCCGCATCGTGCCCGCGCACGCCTTCGTCAATGCCCCGCGCATGCATTCCGGGGGCTGGGCGGGGCTCAGGCCCGACGAAGTGCCTGCGATCCTGCAACGTGGCGAGCGGGTACTCTCGCGGCGAGAGGCAGCAGGTTACGGCGCCACCGCCGCGCAGACCGTCAACGTCACGATCAATGCCCGCGATGCCGAGAGCTTCCGGCAGTCCCGCACGCAGATCGCGGCGGACATCGCCCGGGCCGTTTCGCTGGGGCGGAGGGGGATGTAATGGCTTTCCACGAGGTCCGGTTCCCGGACGACATCAGCCGTGGTGCGCGCGGCGGACCGGAACGGCGCACCCAGATCGTGGAGCTGGCCTCGGGCGATGAGGAACGCAACGCCAGCTGGGCGAACTCGCGCCGCCGCTATGACGTGGCCTATGGCATCCGTCGTGCCGACGATCTCGCGGCAGTGGTCGCCTTCTTCGAGGCGCGAAACGGCCGCCTTCACGGCTTCCGCTTCAAGGACTGGGCCGACTTCAAGTCCTGCCTGCCATCGCAGGTGCCGAGCGCAACCGATCAGGTGATCGGCACCGGCGACGGCACGACGACGCAGTTCCAGCTGGTGAAGCGCTACTCCTCCGGCGCGCAGTCCTGGACGCGCAGCATTGCCAAGCCGGTCGCGGGCAGCGTGCGCGTTGCACTCGCGGGCGTCGAACAGATGTCGGGCTGGTCGGTCGATACCACGACCGGCCTCGTCACCTTCGGCTCCGCACCCGGTGCAGGCGTCGCCGTCACGGCGGGCTTCGCGTTCGACGTGCCCGTCCGCTTCGACACCGATGCGCTCGACGTCACCCTTGATCTCGAACGCCTCGGCTCGATCACTTCCATCCCGCTGCTGGAGATCCGCAGATGAACGACGAGACCGGGTTCCTCGCCGCGGTGCTGAAGGAGCTCGCAACATCGACGGCGGTGATCCTGGCCGCCTGGGGCGCGCTCGGCGGGGCGACCAACGCACTGACCACGAGGATGCGCCTGCGCGATGCGCTGCGGCACATCCTGCTAGGCGGGTTGATCGCGGCTGGAATGGGCAGCCTTTCCATGGCGCTCGTCACCAGCTGGCTGGGCCTGCCGCCCGAGGCGATCCCGGCCGGGGGCGCAGCAGGTTCGGCGGCCTATCTCGTTGGCGTCTTCGGCCCCGCCTTCATCGAACTCGTCCTCGCCCGGCTACGTGGGGCGAAGAAAGGCGACGGCGATGCATGAGCTTCTCCGCCTCGCGCGCTTCATTCGCTGCGACCCCATCGCCCCGCGTCAGGCTTTCGCCCACCGCCTGCGCATCGGCCTCGCCGTCGCGGCTCTCATCCTGATCCTCACGCTTCTCGGATAGTTCCATGCACACGACCGACCGGGGTCTGCTGGCCCTCGTCCGGCACGAAGGCATCGTGCCCGGACCCTATCTCGATGTGAAACAGGTCTGGACCTTCGGCATCGGCCACACGGCCGCAGCCGGACCGCCCGATCCGTCCAGGATGCCCCGTGGCATGCCCGCCGATCTCGAGGCCGGCGTCCGCGAGGCGTTCAAGGTATTCCGGACCGATCTGGCGGCCTATGAGACGGCGGTGCGACGGGCCGTGATCGTGCCGCTCGAGCCGCACGAGTTCGATGCGCTGGTTAGCTTCCACTACAACACCGGCGGCATCGCGAGAGCTGCGCTGACGAGACACCTGAACGCGGGCAACCGCGCGGCGGCAAGCGACGCCTTCATGGGCTGGCTCAAGCCCGCCGCGATCCGCCCCCGGCGCGAGGCCGAGCGCGACCTCTTCCGCCATGGACGTTACCCCACCGGGACCATTCCGGTCTGGGCGGTCGACCGCAATGGCCGAGTCGATTTCTCGCGAACCGTGCGGCGGCTGACCGAGGCCGAGGCGCTGGCGCTGCTGCGCCCGGAGGCGACGCCGGTTCCGACGGCCGCTGACCCCATGCCGGTCCCGGCCGTGCCCGCTGCGCCCACGCTGCTGTCTCGTCTCACTGCATTCCTCACCACTCTCATCGGAGGACGTCCATGAACTGGAATCTCGCACGCGGCCTCGTCTATCTGGCCTGCCTTGCCGCTTCCGGCCTCGCCATGGCCGGGCTGGCGGATTTCGACCTCGCCACCGGCACCCTCGATATCCGGCCCTTCAATCTCTATGCCCTGACCGGTGCGACTGGTGGCGTGGTGTCTTCGCTTCTGGCATCCGTGGCGCTCCTGCGCGGCTGGGGGCGGAAGTGAAGTCTCTCTCGCCCGCGTTTCAGGCCCATCTCGACGAAGGCACGACGACGCTCGCCTGGGTGTGGCGCATCACGCGGGCCGATGGCACCACCTTCGGCTTCACCGACCATGACCGGACGCTCAGCTTCGATGGCACCGACTTCGAGCCCGAGAGCGGGCTCACGGCGTCCGAGGTGCGGTCCGGCTCGGACCTCTCGGTCGATGCGCAGGACGCGGAAGGCGTGCTGACCTCGGACCGGATTACCGAGACCGACATCCTCGACGGACGCTGGGACAACGCCGAGGTCGAGGTCTGGCGCGTGAACTGGTCTGATCCCGGCCAGCGCGTGCTGATGCGGCGGGGCGCCATCGGTCAGATCCGGCGCGGGCGGCTGGCCTTCGTCGCCGAGGTGCGCTCGCTCGCGCACGTCCTCGGCCAGACGGTCGGGCGGACCTTCCAGGCGACCTGCGACGCGGCGCTCGGCGATGCGCGCTGCGGAGTCGATCTGGAGGACCCCGCCTACAAGGGAACTGGCGCCGTCATCGATCTCCTGCGCGACCGCGCCTTTACCGCTTCGGGGGTCGCCGGCTACGCCTCCGGCTGGTTCACGTTCGGAACCGTCGAGTGGACCAGCGGCGGGAATGCAGGGCGTCGCGCGGAAGTGCTGGGCCACGACGTGACGGACGGTGTCGCGATCCTGACGCTGCTCGAAGCGCCGGTGCGGGCCATCGCCGAGGGCGACAGCTTCACCATCCGCGCGGGCTGCGACAAGCGGATCGAGACCTGCGGCGCGAAGTTCGCCAACACCGCCAATTT